CGCAAGAGCGTGGACCGCCATCCGGGAACATGCTGCTCCAGATTCGGAGCACTCTGCCAATGCAGGGCCACGTCTGGATCTGGAACTTTGCTGTCTCCCATCACGCGCACGTCGAACTCGGTTATCTTGTTGTGAACGATGCCGACGAGAAACCGCTTCCCTGGACGGCTCAGGGTGAGGGGGTTGATAGCGTGGTCGTTGAAATAGATGCCGCCCTGGGCGGGATGGTTATTGCTGCGTTCGTAGAACAGCGCGGGGTTTAACTTCCGCACCTTCCGCATGAACTCGCCCCTCATGAGCGACCGACCTTCCTGCTCCGCTGCGCTCGTGACATCCGAAGTCCCGTCGGGGGCTGCGAAGGATTTCCTCTTCTTGAGTTCGTCCTTCAGCAACCCCCGCGAGTTTTCGTACGTCTCTTCGCCCTTGGCGATCTGCACCGCCTTCTCCGGAGCGATAATCTCACGGATGATCTTCGGCTTCCCCATTACGGCTGTGCGTAGGTGTGTACCGAGAACGTGACCGTGTGATTCGTCGGAATCTCCCACCGAATCCGAACATCCAGCGGAAGCGGGAAGTTGAAGCCGGATCTTGTCGAGGTCGTGTTCACACCTCGAACATAAGCGCCATCTTCATCGAGCAGTCCCACGAACGCACCACGCTGGAGCAACAGGTTGCGTGTTCCAGTCGAGGTTGTCACAGCGCTGAAGTTGAGCGCCGTGGTCCATGTCGTGCCCCCGTCGAAGGAAGCGTCCACCCACGAATCGAACGAAGGAGTTGCACCCCCGCCCGTGTTGGTGTACGCCGTCACCTGCAACGCGATAACCATATCGTCGGACATGGAGAATGCGTTTGCGGTGTCCTTCAGATTTCCGCTATTGGAAGAACTGGTTCGTGCGGAGGACGCAACGATTTCGTTAACGACGCCGGGTCGATTGGTTCCGTACATCTCGTCCTCCTTATTGTGGAATTAGCTCGAAGTATTCCACGATTGCCTGATTGTCGGCGTCGGACCCGGAAAACGTGCCCGTAACCACAAACCCCATGTTATTGGGCTTGGCATCGAGAGAACCATCGACACTGGTGATTTCGTTGTCGATTGCAGCCACCGCGTCCACGAGGTTATTCACCATCGACCAACCCCGGCCCTGAATCTTCTGAGCCGTGGCATCGTAGACCAGTTCGCACTCAATATGGAACGGCGCTGAAGTCGAGTTCACCGCTCGGGCCGTAGAAGCCTCGATATCGGTGTTCCCGCCAACGGTTCCACTCGTGCCGTACTGCATTTGAATTGTGAAGTTCGTCGTTGACTCGGTCGCGATCCGGCCTCCCGCTACAACCGTAAATTTCCGGTTATTCAGGACATTGCCGCCCAACCAGTAACACACAAGAGCATTGCTCCCACCCGAATCCAAGAAAACCGTCTCGGTGGTAGTCGATGCCCCATAGGCCGTACTCGGCAGTTTGTCTGCTGAGATGCCTGATCCAATTGCTGGCATTGTTCTATCTCCTAGATGATTGAGGAATTCGAGAGGATGATCTTGTACCGGAATGTCACTGTATCCAGCGTTTTCGCCAGGAACGCAAACCAGTACGAGACCGCCGCTCCGATTGTGCCAGTCGGGTCCGCAATCTGCGGCCGACCGTCAATTACGTTGACGTTGAACATCTGTCTGTCTGGGTCTATTACCTTCGCCGGTCCCAGTCCCGCCAGATCCACGGCTCCAACCGCACCCTTTCCAATAACATAGGTGTAGTATTTGAGCGTGGGAGCGGTTCCAGTCGTCCCGACGTTGGTGGAACGAAGCAGCCGGGTCGATTCAATCGATCCCACCTCTCCGTTCATTGATGGCCCTTTCAGTCCGGCGGGGTCGGCGTACTTCATCACATCGATGAAACCGCCTGCCGTATTGTCGGACTTGAGGTCAAACAGTGCGTAAGGATGGATGATCCCGATGTAGGAACCATCCGAGGTCTTCGGTCGGACGTTCGACGCCTGCAATGTAGTCGTGGCGCGACGGATATCGACGGCTCCTAAAGCCGCTCCCAAGGTCGCTACCTGGACACTGGATGCGTTGGCATCGAACTCAATTCTTGTGATCGTATCGACAGAGAGACCGCCCCGGTAGCCCAATTGCTCCGCTGCGTTCCCTTTGATGTTGTCGATCGCGGTCGCCTGCAACAGCTTCGACAGAGTGATGAAGTCGGAGTATTCCGAAACTTCCCCTGAGATCGTCGTACTCGTCAGGGGCAATCCGGCTCCAACAGTTCCTTCGGCCGAAGGGGTGGAATTCGCTGCGAACAGCGTGTACCGGAACCATTGGACGGTGCGGCCACTTCTCAGCGGCATTTCGTCCGGTTCGGTCCCCTCCAGGAACATGAACATCTGTTTAAGCTGATCGAGCGCCCGCGTCTTGTAATAGACAGTTGCGAGATGTGCCAAACTCGCTGTATTTGTCGTGTTTGACGCTGGCGTATAGCCCATTAAAGGATTTCTCCAGTACTCGGCTTCATGCGCGAGTGATGCACACCGAGGCGAAGTCGGGGAGGGTCACTCAGCCGACGAATGTCCAAATCGTTTGCTGTGCCAGCGGGTATGCCGACCGAATGGCGGGAGCGGGTGACTCCCGGCACCGTCTTACTCACTCTATTGATTACGTTAGGGGTTTGGGGGCGGTCAATCTCTCGTTTAGAGAGTCAAGCGTCGAGGTTCTTGCGGATTCGGACCAGCACTTCGCGCATCTGGGAGGGCGCAAGCGCACTGAAAGTCTCGACCGCGTGTTCGATCGGATCGGCTTCTTCGTGTTCTTCTTCCCCGATGGCTTCTTCTGTTTCGGTGAGCATGGAGATCAGTTCATCGCGTGATGGCTGATTCCTTCGCATAGCCAGGAGGCCCGCCGCCATCCCGGGGACATGGGACGGCTTGCGGCTCTCCTGCTGATTCACAAAGGGCGTTCCAGAGGAAATATCGACGCGGGTGCTCACTTGACTCCTTGCGCCTCCAGTTTTCGGATCACTTCGGCCTGTTGCTCTGGCCGCATGTTCTCGAATTCCTCCAGGTTCACCCCGGCGGCTCCGGTGCCTGATGCGCCGCCGCCCCCTTCAAGCGAGACAGGAGGCTTCCGACCCCCAACCGTGGCCCGTGCGGCGGGAGGCTGAATCCTGTTGTCGCGTAAGGCCCGGTGGTAGACAAGTTCCAGGTTCTCAGCGGTCGGGGCAAGTCCCGTTGCCGCAAAGGCATCAGCGAAGACTCCTGCTTGCTCTCGGCTCGTGGGATAGAACCCGGTATTCGCCTTGAACGTGTTCATCTGCTGATCGGCCTGCTGGCGAGCCATAACTACCCGCATTTCTTGTGCTTGCGGGTCGAACCTAGCCTTGTACTCGTCAGCCTTCAGAGGATCTTGACCCCATAGCTGGTAATACGTTGTTGCATCGAACTGGCTTTCGTCGATTTGTGGGGCTTGCAGGTTGGCCAATTGCTGCTTGATCTGATCGATCTCGGCTTTCTGCTCCGTGATCTTTGTCGAGGCGTGCTCCTGGGCCTGCACCAACTGGCCGCGTAGTTCTTGCTCGTTCGCCGCGTGATATTTCTGGCCGGTGGACAATACCACTTCCACCTGCTCGGCTGGCGTCGCGGCCGCCCCCGCCTTCACTTCCTTGACCGCTTCGTTAATCTGTGCGCCGGACGCTTCCGGGGTCACCGGTTCGTCTGCCATCTAATTGCTCCTGTATGAGTGAAACCAGGAGATCCTCGGGCCTTTGGACGAACTCGGAGCGTTCTTCCAATAACTGACTGATCTCATGGCGGATAGACGAGATTACCTCGTCCTTGATTTGCCATTGCCGCAGAACATCTGTAGCGGTGGCCTGACTGTCGGTTGCGATGTTGAGGGCCTTCGTGCGCGCCTCATCCACGATCTCGGTGAAACGGTGCTCAATGTGTGCCCATCCGCGTGTCTGCGTCATCGCATCGAGATCGTTGGCGAGTTGGAGACGCGCTTCCTCTTCTTGGGTGTACTTGGGAGTTTCAGCGCGGTGCATCAGACCTATCCCTCGATGGTGTCGTCACTGACGAGCTTGAGCGCGGCTGGCAATACCGCACGAGCCACGTTGCCATCTTCCTTGTCCTCGGCGCGCTGATTCTCGGCTTCGATTTTTGCCCCGGTAATCTTTTCCTGAGAGGCGATGCGGTCTTTCTGCATCTGCATCCGAATCGTTTCCTCTTGCGGAGGCTGGTTCATCCGTTTCTGTTCCTGCTCAGTGAGAGGACGGATCAGGTCCCCACGGTTCTTGTAACCCGTCATATCGAGGACCATGTGCATCAGTTCCCCGAAGCTGACCGTTTGTCCCTGAATCGCCAACTCTGACAGCAATGCCGGATTCATCATCGTCTGCATGATTAGGGGAAGCGTTTGCATCAGCGACGCCCGGGACTGCATCTTGGCCGACGCCCGCATGAAGAACTTAACGCTCGTGTTTATAAGCAGTTCCGCGTTGACATCGGGGGACTCCTCTCCAACAGGCGGGAATATCTTGTTGAGGCGCAGGACATCCCGAAGCATGGGCTCCAGCCCCAGACTCTCCCCGACCTTCACAAGACGCTGGACGCGGTTTGCGCCAGCTTGCGCCTGCACCGCGATTCCCGCAGCCGTCCGGTTCGCCGAGTTGCCGCCCGCCGCCGGAGTGCCCGAGGAAACGGTGCTGCTCTGGCCGACCACCTTTTCGGCGCGTCCCTGGGAGGCGTTCGTCTCGATGTAGGCGCCCGTGTTCATTTCGGGCGTGGGCGGAAAGACGAAATCGTCCCGAGGGTTGTCGGCTTCGAGAACCTGACCCGGGCGGTTCCGCAACATGTACGTCGGAATCGAGATCCCGCGCCGCTTAATCAGGGGCCGGTGCAGATTGATTGCGAGTTCGTCAATCCGGGCGTTGATGATGCTTTCTTGGAGCCGCTGTTCCCCGTCGAGGATGTCGCACATGCCGAGGCAGTAGAACCGACCCGGAATGCTTGCGTAAGGGAAGTGGTAGAACGGCTGGAAACCGTATGGATTCGGGTGGTTGTAGAGGATGTGCCGTCGGTTCAGGATATCCACGAGCCGGTCGTTGGTCCAGTACCGGATCAGTTCGACGCGCTTTCCTCCCGGGTCCACCGTTTGATCGACATTGGGGCTGTAGCTTCCTTCTCCGCCTACTGCCTCCGTGATCGTCCCCTGCGTGGAAGACTTATCGCGTGACATCTGAACCAGCGTTCCATCGTCGGGGACGCTGTATTCGTCATTGGCCCGGAGCGCCACGATCTCGTCCACGGTAGGGAGTGTGCGCGTGATGTTGTAACGGGCGTCCTGCGGGTTGAGCGTCTGACAGTTCGGGTCGATGTAATGCTCGGTGAGCAGGCGATTCTTGAGAACGGGCCGGTTGTCCAGTTCCGTGTAGTCCTTCATTTCCAGGACGCGCCGGAATCCGCCGACTCCCGTGACGCCCGGGACGGCCTCCCAGCGCCCTGTGAACCGCTGTTCGGTCGTTTCCTTCTGGAGCCACGACAATTCCAGAATGCCATCCCCGAAGATCAGGCCCGACTTCACCCACGCCCCGATCATGTTTTCAGCGTGCGTGCGCTCCATTTGTGCGAGGATGCGGCCCTGGACTGCGCGGGCTTCCGCTGCGCTGCCCCCAGGTTCCGGGTCAGCCTGAAACCACGGATTATCGGCAAAAATCCCCGCCATGATCTGTGGCAGCATTGCCTCAACCTGCTCAAACGCCAGATAGATCGGCACCGAGGATCGGGGAACACGTGTCCCCTCCCAGAACTTCTGTTCGGTCCATGCTTCGTACAGCCGGAAATGTGCGCGCCAGCGCCAGTCGTGATTGATCGTCCTGAAGCGTTCGGCGGCATTGAAGTCCTGAATGGCCACCTTCAGGGCGAAGCTGTCCGACCACTTCTGCTCCGGCTTATAGACCTTCTCCTGCTGACGCTTGGTCAGCGGGGCTTGTGCTTCTGCTTCGGATTCAGGCATTACTCATCCCATCTTCCATGAATGCACTTTCACAGTCCCGTAACCGCATGATAATTAAGGGTTTCGTCGATGGCGTTATCCAGACGCCAAATCGCCTGCTTCGTTGCTTCA